CCACCGGAGGGGCTCAGCCGTGCAAATAATTCTGGGAAATGCGCCTTTTTTGTGTTTTTGATGGAGCTTTGTGCACTTTTACATACAACGGTCGAATGACGGCCGATGCGCTGAAGAGTTATATCAAATGCGCACAAAGTAGGATTTTCCGTCGACTGATATAATTTTTTGCCGCCGCATTTCTCCCTCAGCCAGTCGGCGAACGAGCTCTCGATCTGGATCTCGTCGTTCGTGATCGTGATCCGTTTGATGAAGCGCCGCACGATGCTCTGCGCTTCCTCGATCGGCGTGTTCTCGTCGATGGCTGCGCCCTGGGCGAAAAACTCGTCGATGCTCACCGGATCCGGCTCCGGCGGCTCCTCGCCGATCTCCTTCAGCGTCTCGATCTCCGATTCCATCGCGGCGATCTGATCGCCCATACGCTTCAGCGCGGCCGGGGGAAGGACGCCGGCGCTCATGTTCTCGACCAGCGCGGAGATCTTCTGCTCCAGCTCGCCGATCCGCTTCTTCACGTTCGGCCCGCGCTTGCCGAGGTGCTTCTTCCGCTCTGCCATGTACTGCTCCAGGGCGTGCGCTGCCATCGCCCTGGCTTCCGGCGTCAGAAGGCCGCGGATATACTGCCTCACGTTCTCGTCGAGCACCTCGGCCCGGATGGACCGCAGGCTCTCGCCCTCGTGCGGGCCCCGGCAGAAGTAGCTGGCGTACTCCCGGCCCTTCTGGAGCTGGGTGTGCCCGGCGATCCTCTTCCCGCAGATCCCGCAGTAGGCGATGCCGGTCAGGAGATAGGTGCGCTCGCCCGGGGCGCGTCTCGATACTGCTCGCTCGTCCACTTTTTTATTAGCCTCCTTCCATAAATCGAGCGGCACGATCGGCTCGTGGTGATCGTCGTGCCGGTATGTTTCGGATCCAATCGTCGCGATGTATACGCCGGCGTAAACGGGGTTCCGGACGATCCGGGAGATGGTGCCCGCGCGGACCTGCCGGCCGTACCGCCCGCGGACGCCGGCGGCGTTCGCCTCGCTGGCCATCTCGGTGCACTGCCTGCCGGAGATGTATCCCTCGTACCAGCGCCGCACCCAGGCGGCCTCCTCCTCGTCGATCACGAGCTTCTCGCCGTCCTGCCACCGGTAGCCGAACGGTGTGCAGCCGCCGGCGTGGGCGCCGCGTTCCGCGCGGATCCGCAGGCCCTTCCGGACCTCGGTGGAGAGGTTCCGGGAATAGTATTCCGCCCATGCCTGCATCATGCCCTCGAGGATGAGCGCCTCGGGGCTCTCGCCGAAATCCTGCGCGACGGCCACGAGGCGCGCGCCGCTCTTCTCGATGATCCGCCCGTAGATCGCGGCGTCGTAGCGGTTGCGGGCGAAGCGGTCGTGCTTATGCACGAGGACGAAGTCGACCCTCTGGCTCCTGCAGGCCGAGATCATCTCCTGAAACGCGGGGCGCTCGTCGGTGGTGCCGGAGATGCCGCGGTCGGCGAACTCGCGGATGATGGTCACGCCGCGGGCTTCGGCCCACTTCCGCGTGGCGTCCTGCTGGGCCTCGATGCTGGACTCGTGCTGCCGGTCCGACGAAAACCGTGCGTATGTATAGGCGGTCGGCATCTGCATCCCTTCCTTCATAAGCGCCAGCGCTGGCGCTTTTCATCGTTCGGCGGTTGGCAGCGGTTGAAGCGGTTTCAACCGTTTTCAACCGTTTTTTCAACCGCTAAAAGGCTTATTTATATATATATTTTTAGAAAATTTAAATATAACTCTTAACGGTTGAAGAGTTGAACCCAAAACAGGGTGCCTGTTGTACGCTTTATATGCGAGGGTTTATTTTTGTCCTGTCGTGTTCGCGTGTGTGCGTGTCAATCAGACACTGCCCTTTTTGGGCTCAACCGCTCAACCGCTGGTTTTTTCAATTATTGTCACGAAAAACGGTTGAACGGGTTTTCAACCGTTTCAACCGCTCGGGCGGTTATTGCGGTTCAACCGCGTGATGGTATATAATGCGGCGGGAGGTGTATGCGCATGAAAGCAGTCGGAATCGTGTTCTCGATCGGAATGGTCTGGCAGCTCATCGAGGCGGTGGCCGCGATCGTGCTGCCCAGTATGAAGCTGGAGTTTTTGCGCCCGCTCGTCATGGCCGCGCTCTGCTTCGCCGGTGCCGCGCTGGCGAACTGGCTGGCCGCCGCGGAAGAGGACCGCAAGAAGCAGCTGGAGATCCTCACGGAGATCCGGGACACCCTGAAGCCAAAGGATGAGAAAACCGAGTAACCGTCAGACCTTGCCGCCTTCGGGCGGCTCTTTTTTTATGCCAGGGAACTGGAGCATCACGCCCCAGCTGTCTGGCTCTTTTTCTTTTCGTCCTTCGCGCGGAGGGCATTGATCACGGACGTGACGACGGCCAGCTCGTCGTCGGTCATGTTATCCAACGGGGATCTCTTGAACCGCGCGGAGAGCACGTCCGCGTCCGGCCTGGTATCGCTCAGGCCGAGGAGATAGTCGGCGGAGACGCCAAAGTGCCGGCAGAAGTCGGCGATGAATTGGATCTGCGGCTCCCGTTCGCCGCGCTCGTAGCGGCCGAAAGTTTTGTAGTTTACGTTCAGCGCACGGGAGACTTCCTGCTGATTCAGATCGGCATCCTCGCGGATGTCTCTGATGCGTTTTGAGAAAATGGACAAAACTGAGTCTTCCATGGGGGCCTCCTTTTTGGTTGGGACAAAACTGATAATCAGAGAAAAGAAAAAATTTATTTTTGTCCCAATTATGATACCACAACATGTTGTGCAGTGGACAAAAATGAGGCCATAATGGGACAAAACTCAATATTGACAGACCACCGTTTTGTCCTATATACTCCGAAACGTACCGAAGAGACCAAACGGAGACATTGAAAGGAGGACTAAATGGAGACAATCGGCGCAAGGGTACGAGATGCCCGGAAGCGGGCGAGGAAAACGATCGAGGAAGTGGCCAAGGAAAGCGGCTGCGGATATTCCGCGATCGCGAAACTCGAACAGGGAACCAGGGAGAAAACGCTGATTCGGTTCGCGCGGCTCGCGCGGGCGCTGGGGACCACGATGGAGGACCTGATCCCGGAGGAAGCGCTGGCGAACGGCGTGGATCCGGACGACGACGACGATGTGATCCCGTTCTGAGGAGGCCTGACGATGACTGATATTCACTTCCTCCGTACAGCCGTTGAAGACGAAGGTGAGAAGCTGACAATCGCAGAAATGAAAAAGCGGATGCCGCCCTGCCCAATATGCGGTAAAAAGGCGTATATCATGCACAGCATAGTAGACGGCTTTGACTTTGGCTATGACGCAGGATGTCCAAGCTTCTGCCTCGACGATGGGGTACATGGCATTTCAGAGCCGTATGACCCGGAAGCCCCGCATATCAACAGTTGGAGCGCGGAACTGGTGTTTAATGGATGGCTCGAATATTGCGCAAGAAAGAAGAGGAAGCAGGATGAATGATCAAACGACAACCGCCCAGAGGGGGCAGACGATCACAAAATCAGAAGGGCCGTATGGCTGGACGTGTCCGGTGTGCGGTCGCGGCCTCGCTCCGTGGGTGCGCGAATGCGATCACGGTTGTATTCCGCCGATAACGACATGGAGTACCGGGTCAAACCCGATGAATGAACACGTCGTATATACCACAAGCACGGAGGTGGACCATGACCAACCGTGAATGGTGGGAGCGCGAGATCCGGAAGCTGCCGGACAGCGACTTCGCCGCGATGATCTGCGGACAGACCCTGTCCGATGGCAGCGAGATGCAGATCCGCTTCGGCGACCGGCTCTGCGCGTGGTGCGAGGCGACCCACGGCGGCGTCTGCCGGAGCGCGGAGGACAGCGACTGCGTCGTGACCGACGAGGACTATCTGCGGGGCGAGGTGATCGAAGAGTGACCGCGCAGGAGATCGCGGAGGCGGTCGAGGCGGAACGGAAGGCGGCCGGAATGGGCATCTACGAACACGGGAGAAAAGCGGGGTACACCCGCGCGGCGTTCTGGCGGGCGCTCTCCGGGAAAAACGTCAACTTTTACACGCTCCAGTCATTCGCCGAGGCGGTGGGGCTGGAGATCGTGGTGAGAAAAAAGGAGGATGCGCGATGAACTGGGAAAAGATCGGGAAAACGGTCACGGAAGAGGGCACGACGATCACCTACCGGTCGCAGGACCCGATGGTGACGGTCGAGAGCCGGAAGAGGAAGATCCCGCGGGCCTTCGGCAGCGGGAAGAGCGGGACCTGGGAGAGCACGACATACGTCGTCTGCGTGAGCCGGGTGCCGGTGCACGAGAGCGCGACGCTGACGGATGCGAAAGCATACGCCGAGCAGATGATGGGGATGGTGTAAGTGATGGAGCGGGTAATGTGCGTGTGCGACCTGGTTGCCATCGCGTGGGGTGCGGTCCTCGCGGGGCGGGAGATCTGGCATGAGATCGGGCGAATTGTGGCAAGGATCCGTCATAAGAAGCAAGTTTTGACTTGTAATAGGATTCAAGGAGGTTGCTATGAATAAGGATGAAAGAGAAACGATCATAAGCGTTCGCGCAACAATACGAGCATATTCAAGGCTGATTGGCGTAGTTATGACAGACGCTATGGCAGAGGAGATGTTGTATACCTCAGAAAAGCTGACGCGGATGCTGGAAGCTGACGAAGAGACAAAAGCAGAGACTGAGACTGTGAAGGAAAACGCCGCGAATTTTCAGCAGGATCCGAAAGACGAATGGCTTAGTGTCTTAGACATACAGGCAAAAGGGTGCAAGCTATCAAGATCACAAATAAGGGATAGATTGGTAGTGGCGAAGGTCGAACGGGAGAGAGCGCCTGTGTCCCGCGGGGAAAATGGTGGAGTTAAATCGCGGGAATACCGTTACTCGGCGGAGGATATAAAAAGAAAGATCAAAGATGGCAAGCTGCTCCTGCGAGGATGGTGCATGGAATGATCATCCCGGTCAGAATGACAATCCCCCGCGTGGGGCGGGGGCTGGGCGAGCCGCGGTGTGAGTTCGCGGAGGTGCCCATGGGCGTGATCGTGCGGGCCGCGGCCCTGGCGATGACGGACGGATGCGCGGATCCGGAGATGCGGATCCGGCTGCGGGCGGCCATGGAGGCCGCGGAGAAGGACGGGCGCTTCGCCCGGATGGAGGAACCATGAAAAACGAATCGGACGGGATCCTGCTGGACGCGGCCGGCCTCTTCGGAGAGCAGCGGGAGATCCTCGTCGTGGAGCGCCCGTATCGGAGGACGCCGCGGATGATCGACATCGACCAGCTGATGGAGACGCTCGAGGCCGCGGAGGTCTCCGGGCGCGTGCGCGGCAGCGGGGATCCGGAAGCGCGGAAGGTCATCGTGGACACGGTCCGTGCCCTGGTCGAGGTCGAGTATCTCCGGCAGAACGGCAAGAGCGCCGAGTTCCAGCGGGCCGTGCTGGAGGCGCTGCGCAGGCGGGAGGAGGAGAGCGAATGGTAACGGGCCAGCGGAAGGCGGTGCCGCTCTGGATGCTGAAGTACGAGCAGGCGCGGGAGCGGATCCGGGAGATCACGAAGGATCACCCGCTGACGGAGGTCGAGGTGGACATGCTGGCCGAGTACGCCGAGCAGTGCGTGCTGGCGAGGCAGGCGGACGGCAACCGGGAACACGTGAAGGAGTACAAGACGGTCGTGGACTGGCTGGAGTCAACCAGCAGGATCAGTCCGAAAGAGCACAGGGAACTGCAGGCGATCCCGAACGACATGAAGGCGAAGAGCTGACGGAGACGAGACCATGCTGACGATCGACGAGGTGGCGCGGAGGCTGAACGGCGAGCGGCACGGGGACAGCTATATGTGCTCGTGCCCGCTTCCGGGGCATGCTCACGGTGACGAGAACCGCTCCCTATCGGTTTCTGTCGGCAGAAACGGCGGGATCGTCATGTACTGCCACCGCTGCGGAAAGGTGGGGAAAGAGATCGCGGAGTGGCTTGGGTACACGGCCAAAGACCTGATGCCGGACGACGGCGAGCCGGCGGCGAAACCGGAGAAGAAGAAAGAACGCAAGATCCGGACGGAACCGCGGAAGATCGGAGATCCGATAAAGGTCAAGGGTGCGTGGGGAAAGCTTACGAACATTTACCGCTACGAGAACGCGGACGGATCCCTTCGCTTCCTCAAAGAGCGCGCAGAACGGCCGGATAAGGAAAAGGGGCATGAAAAGACCTTCCTCATGGAAGCGGAGAAGGACGGCGTCTGGGACAGCCCGCTGGGGCTCGGCGTTTCGATCAAAGTGCTCTACCATCTGCCGGAAGTCATGGATGCGATCCGCGAGGGGCGCACCGTCTATATCGCGGAAGGCGAGAAGGACGTGGACAACCTGCGGGCGCTCGGCTTCTGCGCGACCTGCTCCGCGACGGGCGGGGGTGAGAAGGATCTGACCGGCAAATGGGGGCCCGAACACACGAACGCCCTGGACGGTGCGGACGTGGTGCTGATCCCCGACAACGACAGCGCCGGCGAGGGGTACGTCCAGTGGATCGCCTCGAAGCTCTGCGAGCGGGGCACGCGCTGCCGCATCGCCAGGCTGACGGACGACATGCCCGACCTGCCCGCGAAGGGGGACTTCACCGACTGGGCGCAGATCCTCAAGGGCGAGGGCATCGGGAAGAAAGAACTTTTGGAGCGATTCAACGCGCTGGTTGAGAAGGCGCCCGTCTACGAGGGCCCCGGGCTGGAGGTTTACACAGCGCCTGAGGCGGCTGAAAAGGCACCCCTTCCCGGCTCTGCGGGGAAGGGGCCGGGGGATAGGTCGAACGGCAGCGGGGCCGCTTCCTCCGAAACGGAGGACGACGACTACCCCGACTACCACGGCTCAAGCAAGTTCTGCATCGTGAACGGCTGCCTGCACAAGCGGGTCCAGAACGGGACGCGGCTGCTGGCGTGGTTCGTGCCGGAGCCGACGGAGCTGATCCGCCGGGACGACGGCCAGACGGTGACCCAGCAGTACGTGATCGCCGGCACGGCCTCGAACGGGCACCCGCTGCCGGACGCGCTTGTCAAGAACGTCAAGGATTTCCTGGGGCCGACCTGGGCGGTGGACGCCTGGGGCTGGGACGGGGCGATGTCCTCGAGCCGGGGCGCTCCGGGCGAGGTTTTCGAGGCCATCCAGTGGGCCGGGAGGAAGAACCGGAAGACGCGCACCGTCTACGCCCACGCGGGCATGCGCGTCATCGACGGGACGCCCTGCTACCTCTACCACGGCGGGGCCATCGGGAAGGAGGATGTGAGCGTGGAGCTGGGCGGGCCGCTTGTGCGGTCGAACCTCGCCCAGCAGAAGGACGCGCAGGGGAACGACATCACGAGGCGGGACGCCGCCCTGGCGGAGCGGATCCTGATGGACGCCTATCCGTCCCGGGTCATCATGCCGCTGCTCGCGCAGGCGTACCTCGCGCCGGTCTATTCGATCCTCGAGGACATGCAGGTGCCGCCGGCGCACGTGATCCTGCTGGACGGCAAGACGAACGCCGGCAAGTCGACCGTCACGGGCTACGTGGCGAGCCACTTCGGCACCTACTACAACAAGGCCATGCCAGCGAGCTTCAACGACTCGCAGGCCGGCATGCGGGACAAGCTCTTCATGGCGAAGGACACGCTGGTGGTCGTGCACGACTACCGGCGCCAGCAGGGCGACGGCGGGAAGCGGAGCGTGCAGGACGCGCTGGCGGACATGGTGATCTCCGCGATCGCCGACCACGCGGGCCGCAGCCGCGAGAACGCGGACCGGACGATGGAGCGGGAGCGGCCGAGCCGGTGCACCTGCGTCATGACCGGCGAGGTGCTGCCGAACATCTCCGTCTCCAGGCGCACGAGGCTGTACCGCATCACCGTCGACTTCGGCGACCTGACCGTGGACACGGACACCTACGACATGCTGCAGGAATACCAGCGGCAGGGCTACTTCCGCCAGTGCATGCGCGAGTTCGTGGGGGATCTCCTGAAGGACTGGGACAGCCTGCCGGACCGGATCCGGGAGAAGTTCCGCGAGGCGACGGAGGAGAGCCGGAAGCTGGTCAGCCGGGCGGAGGGACGCTTCCGCGAGATGGCGGCCCACCTGATCCTGGGCGCGGAGCTGCTCTGCGATCACCTGATCGCCTGCGGCGCGATGCTCCCGGATGAGAAGGGCGCGCGCCTCGCCGAACTCGCGCGGCAGATCTCGCTGTCGATCTCGAAGCAGGGCGTGGAGAAGGACGAGGCGCTGCCGGAAGAGAGATGGCTGCAGACGGTGCGCGACCTCTACGGCCGCGGGACTCTCAGGCTGTACGACAAGCACCAGCCGGAGAAGGGCCAGCCGACGATCGACCTGCACGGATTCATCAACGGCGACGTGGTGGAGCTGATCGCGTCCAGCATCGAGGCGGAGGTCGGCGAGATCCTGCGCAAGAGCCAGCGGCCGCTTGAGGTCGCGGACTACCAGGACATCTACCGGGCGCTGGCGAAGCGGGGGATCCTGCTCTACAAGAAGGCCCCGGACGGCTCGATCGGGAGCTGCAAGATCAACACCAAGTTCCGCGGGAAGCAGATGTCCTGCATCAAGCTGAAGCTCTGGGCGCTGAAGGGCACCACGGAGGAAGAGGCGAAGCAGACGACCGTGGACGACATGACGGAAACGGACGAGGACAGTCCGTTCTGACCTAACCCACCGCCTGCGGGCGGTCCCCCCTTCCTCGCGAAGCATCCCCTCGGGGGACAGCGAGCTGGGAAGGGAAGAAGAGGACAAAACAACTGAACAACAGAGGGGTGTGCGCAATATGGCAAATATCGACATCAACCGGCGCGCGGTCATCGAGGCCCATGTGGAGGCCTGCCGCGACGCGGTGCTGACGAACGCGGTGGAGCTGGGGCGCTGGCTCGTTCGCGCGAAGGAAGAAAACATCGTCCCGCACGGCGAGTGGGAAGAGTGGGTGCGGACGCACGCCGGCATGAGCGAGCGCAGCGCGCAGCGGCTCATGCAGGCGGCCCGGGAGGTCCCGGAGGGATCCCCGCTGGAGCGGCTGGGCGTGGCGAAGATCGAGGCGCTGCTGATGCTTCCGGCCGGGGAGCGGGAGGCGGCCGCGGAGGAAATGGACGCGGCGAGCCTGTCCTCGCGGGAGGTCTGGCGCGAGGCCCGGGAGCGGGCGGGGAAGACGACCCATCCCACCGCTGCGGCGGTCCCCCCTTCCCAGGGGACCTGGGAAGGGCAGGAAGAGGGGGAAAAGGAAGCGCGGCGCGGAGAGGCACCCCTTCCCGGCTCCGCGGGGAAGGGGCCGGGGGATAGGTTGGACCCCGTCGAGGCCCTGCGCGCGGCGAAAGCGGCGAAGGCGGAGGCGACGGCGATGAAAGCGGAGCTGGACGCGACGCGGATCCAGCTGGAGAACACCAGGCAGGCCCTCGCGGTGGAGCGCAGGCGGCAGCCGGAGACGAAGGTCGTCGAAAAGCTCCCGGACGATTACGTCGAGATGAAGAAGAAGCTCGCCGCAGCGGAGAAGGAGGCCGACCGCCTGGCGGACGAACTGGACCGGGCGAAGATCTCCGGCGCGAAGGAAAGCGGGAGCCGCCCGTCGGAGCGGATCCTCGCGGCGATCGGGTGCTTCATGACGGAGGCCGGCGGGTATCCGGAGATGCTGCGGCGGAACAACGGCCTCATGAGCGCGGACGACTGGGCGCTCGTCCTGGCCCGCGTGCGGGTCGTCCGCGACTGGGCGGCGTACATGGAGGGGGCGTATCGCGGTGTCTGAGATCGTGACGGCCATTCTGCCAAAGAATGACGATCTCTGCGAGATGAATGGGGTCGAGGTCCTTGCCGAGCGCGTCGACTCCCTCGCCGCCCTGGTGATGGCACAGAACGCGGTGCTGGAAAAAATGTCGCGGCTCATGGAAGAGCAGCGCGTGTCGAGAACGCAGGAGACGGCGATCAAGCGGGCGATCCAGGCAAGGGCAAAAGAGATCGCGCTCCGTGAAGGACTGAAAGGGCACTACGACCCGGTCGCCGGTGAGTACATGGAACCGGAGAAACGATTGGGCGCGGCGATCCGCAAGACGCTCCGCGAACTGACAGGGGCGCGCGCGGCTGGTGATATTCGCGCCTGCGTGTACGACTCGGCTATGAAGCACATCATGGAATGGGACTACCCCGGAGCGATCCGGAGAATCAGAAGGGAGGCGGGCCTGTGAGCTTCGAGGCGATTGCGCAGAGGAACCCGGAGGAATTTAAGGACGTGCCGGAGACGCGCCTGCGCGGGAACGACATGAACCGTCTGTTCGGCATCTACGCCGCGGAGGTGGAGCTGCGGCTCTCTTGCGAGGATGAGAACATCAAACGGCGCTTCCGGACGCTGCCGAACGGCTGGCGGGATCTCAAAATGCTCGCGGCGCGGCTGACGAAGCTGACCGACGCGATACAGTGGACGATCCCCTACGAAAAGCGTGTCGGATTCGAGCGGACGGCGAGGCGGTGCAAGTACATCGTGATGCAGGGGCCGCTGGCGTCGAAGCCGAAGCCGAACGAGGAAGAGCTGATCACGACGCGGGACCTGGACGAGCTGGTGGCCTCGGCGTGGGAGTGGCGCTGCCGGGTCTGCGTGGACGGGAACTGCGACAAGTGTGACCTGGGCAGGGTGCTGGACAACGTGGTGGCGAAGGACCGGGACGGCGGCAGCTGGTCGACGATCGACGTGATGAAAAAGTGACCTATCCCACCGCCTGCGGGCGGTCCCCCCTTCCCAGGCAAGCTGGGAAGGGATGGGGGGAAGGAATAACGGAAGTCGTGCGAGGAGAGGCACCCCTTCCCGGCTCCGCGGGGAAGGGGCCGGGGGATAGGTTGGCGTAAGAGGAAACAGGAGGGAACCATGACCGGGCTGGAAGTGCTGACGATGTGCGAGCGGTATGCGGGCGACATGCGCAGGCTGAAACTCTCCTACGACATGGCGATGGACGCGGCGACGCGGGTCACGCCAAGGATGGACGGGAACGGGGGCGGGCGCTCTTCGGACGTGCGCTCCGCGCCCGAGCGGTTCGCGGTCAAGGCGGAGGGCATCTCCCGGCGCATGGACGCGCGCCGCGCGATGTACGCGCTGGAGCTCCAGGAGGCCGCGAACCTGCTGGAGCAGCTCCCGCCGGACATGGCCTCCGTGCTCTACCGCCGCATGATCGACGGACGCACGGTCAAGGAGATCGCGGTCGAGCTGGACCTGACCGTCGATTCGGTCCGCGGGAAGCTCGCGCGCGGACGGACGGCGCTCTCCGGCATGGCTTCGGAGCTCGACGGCGACTGGGATTACCGCGAGATGGAGACCCGCTTCCGGCAGAAATAGGGCATCTGTGGATAAGTCCAGAACCAAAAGCGCCAGCGATGGCGCTTTTCCTTTTTCCCGCGTGCGCGCCTGTGCGCCCGTATGCGCAAAAAGTCCGCCGCGTGCGCTCGCGACCGCTTACGACGGCCACGCGGGTGTGATATGTTAAGCTCGCCGGGTAAAGGCGGGCGGGCGGCGGCGAGGACTCCGCCGACCGTTGAAGGGTGGCTTTCAGCCGTGGATCGCCGCGTTTGACGCATGGCGCGGCGGCTCGAACCGCACGGATCTTTGCCCCCTGCGCGCGTAGTCTTACTACATCACCCCGCGCGTGACGCACCCGACCTCCTTTCGGGAGCCGGGGTCCGCCATAGCCCCGGCTTTCCGGGAGGGCGCATGAAAGAAACGAATCCCTTTTACGGCACGGACGCCTGGAAGCGCTGCCGCGCCGCCGCGCTCCGGCGCGACCACGGGCTCTGCCAGAAATGCCTGAAAGAAGGCCGGCGCGAGATCTTCGCGGACGGGCGGACGTTCCCGGTTTTGGCGACCATGGTGCACCATAAGCTGCACCTCGAGGATCACCCGGAGCTGGCGCTGAATCTCGACAACCTCGTCAGCCTCTGCGACGCCTGCCACGAGAAGGAACACCCGGAAAGGCATAAAGCGAAAAGCGCCGGCGACGGCGCTTTTGACGTTCCGGAGATCGCGAAAGGGATAAGGGTGGAGAGATTATGAGCAGGGAAAACTACCGTTACACCGTCGGCATCCTGCGCAGGGTGGAGGACGGGAACAGCGGGGGCGGGGATCCGGAGACCTACCGGGAGGCCGGCGTGACCTGCGCGGGCGTCCGGGACGAAAAGTACGACGTGACCCTGGCCGAACAGGGCGCGCCGCTCACCGAGGTCAAAATATTCAGCTTCCGGACCCGGCAGATCATGCCGGACGACCTCCTGCGCTGGCACGGCGACGTCTACGAGATCATCCACATCGACGAATACGACCACCGCGGGCGGGAGATCCGCGTGCGGGGCCGCCGCCGCCGCGACCACTGGAGCCTGCAAGGGGAGAACTGACATGGCCCGCTTTGTTTATGAGGGCTACGACGACGTGATTCAGCAGGCCGACCGGGCCGGCGAGGAGATGCACGCGCGCGTCGAGCGGGCGCTCAGGATGAGCGCGGACGTCCTCGTCGAGGAGCTGAAGCGCCAGGAGCGCGACACGTTCAAGGGCCCGACCGGCGAGATGGGGCGGATCCTCGAGGAGTCGCCGGAGCTCACGGTCTCCTCGGACTATTCGCAGGTGATCGTCTACCCGAAGGGGGACTACACCGGGATCCGCGGCAGGCCGCGGAGGGCCGCGACCATCGCCTTCGTCCTGGAGGCCGGCCGGCCCGGGCACCTGGAGCCGAACCCGTGGAACGCGCGGGCGGCGCGGGCCGCGAAGAAGCGCATCAACAGTATTATCGAGGAAACGCTGAGAGGGGGGAGCGCATGACGCCCGAACAGGACATCGCGCGGGCCATTTCGGAAGTCTGCCCGGACTGCGGGCACTGGCCCTACACGAGGAACTCGCCGCTGTACGTGGGATACCGCCCGCGCGACGACGGCCCCTGGAAGTTCGCCTCGGACAGGCCGAAGCGCGTCGCGATCGTCTACGACGTGGTCGCCTGCGCGAACCGCAGCCGGCTTTCCGACCTGGAGACCCTGCGCTTCGCGCTCTACGACGGGCTCCGGCAGGCGGGCTGGGCGCTCTCCGACATCCCCGGCCCGGAGACCTACAACGCGCAGACGCAGATGTACCTCTGGCCGTTCGCGGTCGTGAAGGGCTTCGACCTGGATGACAACGGGCTCCCCGTCGAGCCGGTATAAGGAGGGAATATGCCGAAAAAACGCAGATGGCCCTGGAGCCGGGACGAGCCGGCCCCCGTCAAGGACAGCGCGGAGAGCCTGCGGGCCGCCCTGCTGCCGTGGATCCGGCAAAACGGCGCCTCGTGCGAGCTGGGCGCGGACGTGATCTACGCCGCCGTGACCCGCATCGCGGGAGCCCTGGGCACCATGCCCGTCTCCCTGTACAAGGGGCGGGAGGAAGCCGCGCAGGATCCCCGGCACTGGATGCTGCATCTCCGGCCGAACCGGCGCATGAGCGCCGCGAGTTTCAAGCGGGCCCTCATGGGCTGGGTGCTGACCGAGGGGCGCGGATACGCCGTGAAGCGGTTCGACGCCCGCGGCGAGCTCCGCGAGCTGGAGATCGTCGACCCGCGCTGCGTCACCCCGCTCGTGGAGCAGAAGAGCCGGGAGCTGTGGTACGCGGTCACCCGCGAGGACGGCGTGATCGAGTATTTGCACAGCATGTATCTCCTCGCGTTCCACCACATGACGCTCGACGGCATCTCCGCCCTGCGCCCGGTGGACATCCTGAAGGGCGCCGTCCAGTACGTGAGCGATATCCGCGACTTTTCGCTGGAGAATGTCAAAAACGGCATCTCCCGCGTGGTCGTGCTGGAATACCCGACCGAGCTCTCCGGCGACCGCCGGAAGCGCAGCGTGCAGGAGTTTTTGAACCTCTACCGCGAGAGCGGCGGGCAGGTGCTGGCGCTGGACGCCGGCGTCAAGGCCTCGCGCCTGGACGCCAGCCCCATCGAATCGGGCCTCCGGGACGTGGAGCAGATCACGCGCTCGCGCGTGGCGACGGTCTACAACCTGCCGCCACATCTTTTGGGGGACTACTCCGACGCGACCGCGGCCTCGATCGAGCAGCAGACGATCGAGTTCATCACGCTGACGATGCAGCCCATCGTGACGCAGTGGGAAGAGGAGCTGGACTATAAACTCCTCACGCCGGAGGAACTGAACGCCGGGATGCACTACCATTTCGACGTGGAAGCCTACCTGCGCGGCGACAGCGCCGCGACCGCGACGCGCGACCAGGCGGCCATCCGCACCGGGAAGCGCACCGTCAACGAGCTGCGCGCGCGCGACTACCTGCCGCCGGTCGAGGGCGGGGACATGGCGATGATCTCGAAGGACCTCGCGCCCGTCTCCCTCGTCGCCGCGGGGCTGACCATCTCCGCGGACGCGGTGAACGGCGAACACAACGCACCCAAAGAAGGTGAAAACGATGAATAAGTTCTGGAAATGGGAGGTCCGTAACGAGGCGGACGGCGGGGAGCAGCGCGTGCTGCGCCTCGAGGGCGTCATCGCGGAGGACTCCTGGTTCGACGACGACGTGACGCCCGAGGCGTTCCGGGCGGAGCTGGAGAGCGGCAGCGGGGACATCTCCCTCGTGATCTCCAGCCCGGGCGGGGACTGCGTGGCGGCCAGCCGGATCTACACGATGCTCCGGGACTATCCCGGCCAGGTGTTCGTGCGGGTGGACGGCATCGCGGCCAGCGCGGCCAGCGTCGTCGCCATGGCGGGCGACCGGGTGCTCATGAGCCCCACGGCGCTCATGATGATCCACAACCCCATGACCGTCGCCGCCGGCAACACGGACGACATGCGGGCCGCGATCGCGCTCCTCGCCGAGGTGAAAGAGTCGATCATCAACGCTTATGAGCGGAAAACCTCTCTCAGCCGGGACGAGATCGCGCGCCTCATGGATAAGGAGACCTGGATGGACGCGCGCCGCGCCGTCGAGCTCGGCTTCGCGGACGGCGTCCTCTTCGACGAAGAGGAAGAGGAAGAAGAGGAAAAGGCTTCCCCTTCAGGGGAAGCTGCCGAGCAGGGCGAGGCTGATGAGGTGACGGACGCGGGAGACACCTCATCTGACGCGGCTGACGCCGCGCCACCTTCCCCTGAAGGGGAAGGCTCAGAAGAGGAGCCCGAAGAGGAGCCCGAGGCTGAAGAGGTCAGCTCCGAAGAGGATCCCGAGGAGGATCCGGAGGAGGACGAGGAGCCCGAGGACCGCGTGACCCCGCTGGTGGCCGCGCGCATCGAGGGCTACCGCGTCGCCGCGATGGCCTGCGAGCGCTCCGCGATGGCGGCCCTGACAAACCGCGCAAAGGCCGTGCCCGCGCAGCCCGCGGAGGCCGACGCGCCCCACAAGCGCCGGCAGCGCGCCGAAAAGCGCCCGGTGGGCGCGGAGAACCTTGCCGGCCTGCCGGCAGACACCGAGATGGCAGAACAGCGGGAGCTGGTTGCCGATAAATACAGACACATGGAGGGAAGAGCTATGAGCAATCTCACCAACGAGGCCCGCGGAACGTTCTTCCGCAGCCGCATGACCGGCAGCGACCTGCCCGCCGAACTGAAGAACGCCCTGACGTTTACGAAGGGCGCGAACCCCGGCGGCCCGCTGCTCCCGGTCGAGGTCAGCACGCAGCTGATCACGGACATCTACGGGGAGGACCGCTTCCTGCAGTACCTCACCCACACCCAGATCAAGGGCCTGCGCCTGCCGAAGGTCTCCGCGACCGCCCCGGCCGACGCCGTCAAGATGCCCGACGGCAGCACCGCCGCGGGCGCGTACACCCTGGCGGACGCCGTCATCTCCTTCGGCCGCTATCCCGGCCGTGAGAAGGTCCTCGTCCCCGGCCCGATCCTGCGCGGCACCGACACCGACCTGAACGGCTACATCACGAAGCGCACGACCGAGCAGCACCGCGCCTTCATGCGCGCGCGCATCTTCGCGCACGGCTCCTCCGGCGCGGCCCCGAGCGCGGGCGACCTGACCCATATGTCCGTCTACGGCGCGACCGCCGCAAACGGCGACATGTGCATCACCGCCGTCACCGGCGCGACCGTCCTGGCCGCGATCCAGAACGCCATCGCCGCGCTGCCCGAGGGCGTCCGCGACGACGCGAAAGTGGTCATGCCCTACGCCGACTGGATGGGCCTCATCTCCACCCTGGCGAACGGCGCGACCACCCTGTTCGGCGCCCCGACGAAGGAGCTCCTCGGCTTCGAGGTCGTCATCTGCGACTCCGTCGCCCCGGCGAACGGCTACCTCGTCGGCGACCTCTCCACGCTGCACGTCAACTACGACGACCCGCTCCGCATGGAGACCGACCGCGACATCGACCTCGACATGGATCTCACCGTGATCGGCTACGATTACGACATCCGCTGCGAGGACGCGAACCGTCTGCGCCTCGCGAAGGTCGCGACCACCTGATGACCGGAGGCGGACATGACAAACGCTGAAGTGCTGGAGCTTCTCGGCGGGCAGGAGATCGTTCGCGATTACCTGCGGGGCGTCGAGGAAGATTCCGAGACCGACCGCGACGCGCAGCGCGCCATGCTGGCCGCCATCGCGAGCGCGGGCGCGGCGGGCGTCATGCCCGCCATGGCGGCCGCGGAGCCGGAGCTCTACGCACAGTACTGCCTGCTCCGCTGCCGGCTCTGGAGCGATGCGGAGGACGAGCGCGCGGACGCGATTGCGCGCCAGGCGAACGCCATCCTGCACCAGCTCCGCACGGACGAAAGAAACATAAGCGAATAGAGAGGATGTGAGGAGAATGTCTGATCCGACCCCCGTCGTCGGGACCCTGACGCAGCTTCAGGCGCTGGGCATCAATGACGGCGTCGGCGACATCTACGCCGCCCTGATGACGACCGAGGATACGGGCTCCAGCGCGCCGGTTTACGGCGCGCCGGACCTGATCGCCGAGGCCGTCGACTTTTCCCTGAAACCCAACTACGCGGAGACGACCAAATCCGCGTCGAACCGCACGATCCGCAAGATCAAGCGGCTGACCACCGTCGACTTCAGCGCGACCATCCCGAGGATCACCGCGGCCATGCGGCAGCGCTACCTCGGCCGCGTCGTGGACAGCAACGGCGGCGAGCTGGTCGCGGACGCCCTCGCGCCGAACTGCGCGATCGGCTTCTGCATCACGCGCGACGACGAGTCGAAGCTCATGGGCTGGCTGCTTAAGGTCCGCCTGAACGAGGGCGAGCTCTCCGGCAAGACCCGCGAGGACGGCTCCATCGAGTACCAAGACCAGACGATCGAAGGATCCGGCGTCAAGCTGGCCTACGAGTACGTGACCGGCTCCGGCGCGGATGAAAAGTCCTGGGGCGTCGTCATGTACCTGGCCGACACCGCGGATGAGAACTGCCAGTGGACGCAGAGCACCTTCTTCGCGGCGGTCCGCACGCCCTGGAGCACGGTCCCGAGCGGCAACTGACCCGAAAGCCCCGTCCCCTCGCGGGGCGGGGCCTTTTCTTGAATAAGGGCTTCCCCTCTGGGGAAGCTGCCGAGCGGAGCGAGGCTGAAGAGGTGGGCCGGGCTTACCTCTTCCGTCACGGCTTCGCCGTGCCACCTTCCCCAAGGGGGAAGGCTTTTGGGAGGAGTATATGGCGGAACCTGAAATCATGACCGCGGAGCGGATCACCGCGCCGGTGATCGAGGTCGACCTGATGGGGGAGAAGCGCGAGCTGCGCTTCGACAACCGGGCGGCGATGCTCGCGGAGCGCTTCTGGCGGGAGATCACCGGGCAGCGCGTGTCCTATTTCTTTATCATCGGGGAGCTCGGCGCCCGGACGGTGGGCGGGACCCTCTCCGTCGTGTACGGCGCGATGGCCAGCGCGGTCATGCAGAGGAACAAGACCCGCAGGAACCCGCTGCCGGTGATGAGCTGCCGCGCCTTCGAGGAGGGCGTCCGCATGGACGAGATCCTCGTCTGCATGGAAGAGATCAAAAAGGCCGCGGAGGACTCGCTTCCGCAAGCGCCAAAAAACGCCGGAAGCCCCGGGAAGACCGGGGCGGAGGATGGCCATGGGACCGGCTCGCCCAGCGATGGCTCCGCGCGGGAATGAGCGAGGAGAGCTTCTGGGAAAAGAGCCCGCGGGCGGTGATCCTGCTGACGATGGAGGACGAGGATGTACATCGTAACGACCGACGTTGAACTGACCGCCGGGTGCGCGCGGCACGTTCTCGCGCGCCTGCCCCTCGGGGACGACGGCGCGGTGACCTGGCGCGTGCGCGCCGTACTGGACGGGAACCCCGTCGGCCTCGCCGGAAAGACGGTCACCTGCCAGATCCTGAAGGGGGACGGCACGGCGGGGGAGCCGATCGCGGGCGCGGTGAGCACGGACGGCTTCGCGGAGGCCCTGCTCTCCGCGGCGTGCCACGAGATCCCCGGCGAGACGCGCCTCACGATGCGCGTCGAAGAGGGCGGGGAGAAGGCCGCGCTGGCGGTTCTGATCTACAGGGTGGAGTGACCTATCCCACCGCCTGCAACCTATCCCACCGCCTGCGGGCGGTCCCCCCTTCCCAGGGGACCTGGGAAGGGATGGGGGAAGGAATAACGGAAATCGTGCGCGGAGAGGCACCCCTTCCCGGCTCTGCGGGGAAGGGGCCGGGGGATAGGCTGTCGGAGGAGAAAGAAAGAAGGTTTCAGGATGGCAAGGCGGAAAAAGGACGACGCGATGACGCCGGAGGAGCTGCGCGCGGAGATGCTGCGCGGGATCCAGCAGCGGCAGACCGTCGCGTTTTTCGACGCCTGCGGCCGGAAGCTTGCCGAAAAGGGCCTCTGGGACATCCTGTCCATGCGCGACATCCGCGAGGCCTGTTTACTCCAGGAGAGCATCGCGGAGCTCCGGACGTCCTGCGCGGCGCGCCTCCGGGCCGGGGACGCGAAGACCGCCAGGACCCTGCTCATGATGCGGCGAGACAGCGAGACCGCGCGGGCCGCGATCCTGGACCGCTGGAACCTGCTCCCGGCTAAAAAGCGGGGCCGGCCCGCGGAGGAGACGCCCGAGGATCTCCGGCAGAACCCGGAGGACGACGGCTGGGACACCTTCGGAATGGACGCTGACCCGGATGAGTAGCGCGAAGGAGATCATGCAGACCCGCGCGTACCGCTACGCCGAGGACGCGCTCTCCGGCAAGGTGCTCGCGCCGAAAACCGTCAAACAGCAGGCGCAGCATTTTTTGGACGACCTGAAGAAAGCCGAGACCGGAAAGTTCCGGTACGTGTACGACACGAAGCGGGCGCGACTCCCGGTGGAGTTCTGCGAGCGCTATCTCCTGCCGACCGCTGGGGACTACGAGACGTTCACGTTCATGCCCTGGCAGTGCTTCGTCGACGGGCAGGCCTTCGGCTGGATCGACGCCGATACCGGGCACCGGCGCTACCGCGAGGTCTTCGAGTTCGTGCCGAGGGGCAACGGAAAGACCGCGCGCTCGTCCGGGAAAATGGGCTACATGGTCACCAAGGGCGGCGTGCGCGGCGGGGAGAACTACTTCTGCGCGAACAACGCGAAGCAGGCGAGACGGCAGTACATGGACTTCTACGCGCAGATGACCATGTCGCCCGTGCTCAAAAACAAGATCCGGCTGCGGCTCAGTGAGAGCCGGTACGAGCCGGATTTTTCGCGCGTCACGTATCTCGCGAACGACCCAAGCAGCCTCGACGGCCTGCGGCCTTATTTCGTGATCAAGGACGAGCTCGAGAACGAGAACTCGTTCGACCAGATCAACCAGTTGTTGAGGCCCATGAAGAAATTCAGGGAGCCGCTGATGTGGTACACCACGACCGCCGGCACCGTGCTGGACGGGCCCTGCGTCTACCATTACAACTATGCAAAGAAGATTTTGGACCGCTCGGACGACGTGACGGAGCTGGCGGTCGACACGTACCTGCCGATCATCTACGAGATCGACCCGGACCTGCCCTACGACGACCCGCGCTGGTGGGGGATGGCCAATCCCTCGCTCGGCACGCTCATGACCCTCGAGGATCTGATCCTCGACTGGGAGCGGGCGAAGCGCTCCCCGCAGGAGCGCGCGGACTTCGTCACCAAGCAGCTGAACCGCTTCGCCGTCCCGCCGGAGGCCGTCTACATCGACCTCGACACGCTGCGCCGGAACGACCGGGCCGACATCCAGACGAGCCTGCTGCGGCCGGCCGCCTGGGCCGGGTTCGACCTCGCAAAGTCCGAGGACTTCTGCGCGGCCGCGGTGGTCTGGCAGGAGGGCGGGACCCTCTGCGTGCGGCACCATTCCTGGGTGCCGGAGGACAAGATCAAGCGCGGCAACGGCGACGAGGAGAAGGACTGGGCGGAGTGGCAGCGGCGCGGCTGGCTCACGATCACGCCGGGACGGTATGTGCGGTATGAGTACATCGCAGACTGGCTGCTGGATCAGGCGAAACTCTTCGACATCCGGGCGGTCGGCTACGACCCCTACAACGCGCCGGAGCTCGAAAAAAAGCTCCGCGCGAACGGCCTGCGCACCGAAATCGTGCGCCAGGGGCCGCTGACGTTCAACGCGCCGATGAAGGCCCTCAAGGAGCGCCTGCTCGACGGGCAGGTCGTCTGGGGGCACGACGAGATGTTTGCGTGGTATCTCCGGAACGTGCGCCTGCGGGCGGACTTTTTCGACCTGGAAAAAGAAAACTGGTACCCGGCCAAGCCGGGGCGGTACCAGAAAATAGACGGCTTCATGGCGATGATGGACGCCTTCATCGTGAAAATCGCGGACGAGAGCCCGGACGCCCACATCTGGGACGACTCCGAGGTGATGTCTTTAAGGCTTTGACGGAGGTGAGTGATTTTGGCGAATGAAAACCAGATAAAACACAAAATAGTCATCTCCGGCGAGCAGGAATACAAGCGCGCGATGCGGGAGATGGGGACATCTCTCAAAGAGGCGAAGAGCGAGGTCAAGGCCACCGCCGCGGAGATGGACGCCCAGGGCAAGAGCGTCGAGGGCCTCACGGCCCAGATGCGCGCCCTCGAGACCCAGCGGCAGAAGGAAGCCGACATGCTCCGCGAGATGCAGCGGCATCTCGAGGCGGTCGTCGCGGCCACGGGAGAGGAATCCGACGAGGCCGTGCGGCTGCGCACGCGCATCAACGCGATGCGCACGGAGATCGCGCAGACCACGAGCCAGATGGCGAAGCTCACCGGCGAGATGGACGAGGCGAAGGAGGCCGCGGAGGGCCTCGGCGGGAGCGGCGCGGCGAACGGCATCAAGGGCCTCGGCGCGGCCGCGGAGAGCGCGGAAGGGGACATGGACGGCATCCTCGGGAAGCTGTCCACCCTCGGCCAGGGCTTCACGATCGGCATCGGCGCCAACCTGGGCTCCGGCGTCGCGGACATCATCAAGAACGCCGTCGCCACGGCGATCACGGAAGGCTGGAACGACGCCGTCGAGCACCGCATCGAGTACAACCAGATCGGCGTAAAAACCGGCACCGCGGGCACCGGGCTCAACGATTACATGGCCAGCCAGCTCGACCGGCTGAAGGTCACCAACCCGAACCGGAACGCCACCGAGTGGATCGACGCGCTGGCCGCGGCCTACACGAACCTGCCGGAGGGCGTGTTCACGAACGCGGCCCGGCTGAACGGGCTGATCGCAAGGCTGGACACCGTCTCCGTCGCCACGGGCAAGAGCGTCCCCGACCTGACGGAGGACATCGCGGACCTGAACCGCGTCTTCGGCACGGACTTCGACGACGCGGCGGCGATCCTCTTCTGGACGGGCACCGGCCCGGCCGGGCAGGACGGCATCAGCGCCCTCACGGAGTACGCGACCGTCTGGGAAAAGATCGGCACGGACGCGATGGGCGCGGCCGCGATGCTGACCCTCGCGAGGATCTCCGGCGTCACGAACGTGCAGGCCGTCGGCAAGGCCGCGAAGAACGCCGGCGACTTCCTCGGGGATTTCCTGGGCAATAAAAAAGCCCTCGAGGACCTTGGGCTCCTCGCGGAGGACCTCGGGCCGAAGTTCCAGAATGGCGGCGAGGAAGCCAAGGCCGCCATGACGCTCCTCATGAACACCTTCCTCGGGCTGGATCCGGAGAAGCAGGAGGAGTACGGCGGGAAGATCTTCGGCGAGGACAACTGGAAGAAGTACGGCACGAAGATCGCGGAGGCCATCGTCGGCGGCTACGACGAGGAGCTGACGCCCGGGATGATGCAGGCCCTGGACGACGCCCAGGCCGCCATGACCAACGACATCCCGACCCGCATGAGCCAGCTGAAGGAGCTGATCACGGGCGAGCTCGGGAACGCCTTCCAGCCGGCGGAAGACCTGCTGCTCTCCGGCCTGACGGATGCGGAGCAGGCGGGCGAGAAGGCGAGGGATGAAGGCGGGAACGTCTTCCTCGCGATCCTGAACGGCTTCGCCGAGGGCGTCGACAAGGCGCAGAAAGCGGGCTATGCCACGCTGGGCGCCCTCGCGGCGGACGCGGAGTACGGCTTCGAGCCGGAGGACTTCGACTTCAGCCGGTACATGGACGCGGAGGGCATGAAGGAAGAGGCCGAGGAAAAAGGCGAGGAGAACGCGAACGCGATCCTCGAGGCCTACTACGCGGGCGCGGCGAAGCGCAACTCGATCGCGCCGCCGGACATGCCGGCCGGGCAGGCCACCGAGGTCGACGAGTTCCTGGACCGGCTGACCGGCTCGGGTGGATCCGAAGAGCGGGCGGCCGCGGCGGAGGAAGCCGGGCGCGAGGACGCGGAAACCATGCTCGGCGCCTACAGCGCGGGCCTGGAGTCCGGGACGGACTTCGAGAGCGTCAGGGCCCAGGTCGAGGACCTGAACGCGCAGATCGCCGCGGCGCTGGGCGCCGGGGACAACGACCTGGCCGCCGACCTGCAGGAGAAGCGAAACGCGCTGATCCCGACCATGATGCAGCTGGCCGCCGACGCGAAGAAGACCGGCGAGGACGCGGAAGGCGGATTCACCGAGGCGTTCCAGGGCATCACGGTGACGGTCGAGGACACCGCGACCGGGGCGGTGGAGGCCTGGGATTCCGGGATCTCCGGCCTGCCGGCGGCGGGCCAGCGGAGCGTCGACGGCCTCATGGACGTGCTGAACGGCGCGAGGGATCCCGCCTACACCGCGGGCTGGAACGCCGGCGACGCCTTCGCGCGCGGATACAGGGACGCGCAGGGCATCCGCTCGCCCAGCAGGGTCATGGCGGAGGCCGCGCGCTACACGATGGAGGGCCTCTTCGAGGGGCTGGACGGCGGGACGGACGCCCTGGAAATCAGGGCGGCGGGCCTGTCCGACACGCTGGCCCGCGGGGCCGGCCGGGCCGGGTCGACGGCCGCGGCGCTCTCCGCCGTCTCCGGGGGGGGCGGGGTGAACATGGAAGAGCTGCGGGAACTCCTGTCGAACATCGTCCTCGCGATCGACGGCGATGTGGCCGGCGGGCTCATGGAGAAGGGCGTCAGCACTGCATCCGCGCGCCGGGCCGCCGGGACGGTATCCGGAAGGGCGAACGGGGTGCGGTCGTGGTAAAGGCCCGAAGGGCCGGAGGGGTTTATGTACGATGATTTCACTTTCCGGGGGCTGCACGTCCGCGACTTCGGCGGGATGGCCTTTTTGGGGGACGGGTTCTCCGTCGGCGACAAGATCGCGAGGAACGAATACGCCCTGCCCGGCGGCGGCAGCGTGATCATCGGCGCCGCGAAGCACGGGACCATCTCCCGCACCGTGGAGATCGTGCCCGTGGACGGCGTCGAGGACACCGCCGCGTGGCGCAGGAGGCTCCTGTCCTGGCTCTATTCCGGGCGCGGGTTCCTCGTCTTCGACGGCGACCCGACCGTCCGGATGACCGCGCAGTTCGACCAGGAGGGCTCGGCGGGCGCGAAGGTCAGCCCGTCCGGCGGCGTTTCCGTCCGCGCGACCGTTTTCGGCGTCTGCGAGGACGCGATCCCGACCATGCTCTCCGGCAACACGGAGGCGGTCGACGGCGCGCAGGGGATCACCTTCGCCTGGCGGGCCGGCGGCGCCATCCGGACGCCGCTCACCGTCACGGCGCGCGCGCTGGACGGCACGCTCAGCTCCATGACCGTCGTGACGGGCGCCGGGACGCTCTCCCTCGCGTCCATGGCCATCGCGGAGGAGTCGACGGTCTCCGTCTCCGGCGAGGACGGCGAGCTCCCGGCCTCGGTCTACGAGAACGGCATCCTCACGTTCGCGCATGTGCGGAAATGGGCCGACCTTTCCGCCGCGCCCGGCGAGGAGATCCGCGTGACGGTAAACACGCCCGCGTTCGTCTCCGTCACGGGCCGCGGCAAGTGGATCGTGGGATAGCCTATCCCACCGCCTGCAACCTATCCCACCGCCTGCGGGCGTGTGCGCCGAAGGCGCCATGCACAGCAGTCCCCCCTTCCCAGGGGACCTGGGAAGGGAAGGAGGCGCGGGAGACGCTTAAACAGCCTTGCCTCCCCTTCGTAGGGGAGGTGGCCCGAAGGGCCGGAGGGGTTTTCGATGATAGAACTGTACGACAAGGACCTGCACTTCCTCGGGCCGGCCGACCACGCGCTGCGGCACGGGTACGCCCTCAAGCTCAACGAGCTCTCCACGGCGCGCCTCGAACTGCCGACCGGCGACGCGGCGAACGCGCGGATCACCGTCGGCGCGTCCTTCGCGCGCGTCTGGGACGGGGACGAGTTCGTCGGCACGTTCCGGTTCGCCTCCGCGGCCTGCGGGCACGAGGCGGGGGGCGCGGTGAGCTATTCCCTCGACGGCGCGGAGTGCACCCTGCTCGACGACCTGATCCCCGGGCACTGCGAACTGGGCGGGACGGGCGTGACCACGCGGCAGGTGATGCAGGCGATCCTCTCCTACCAGACGACGGCCCGGTGGACCGTCGGGCGGTGCGACTTTAACGACGAATACCAGTACAACTTCGAGGACGTGACCCTGCTCGAGGCCCTCATGAGCCTCGGCGGGGTGCTTGCGGAGGATTACCGCTTCGTCTTCGACACCTACCAGACGCCGTGGTCGGTCTCCCTCGTCCGGCTCCCGTCCGTGCCCTCCGCCTCGCTCGTCTACCGGCGGAACCTGCAGCGTGTGAAGCGCAGCGTCGACGGCATGGTGGTCACGAGGCTCTACGGCCGCGGATACGGCGAGGGCGACAACCAGCTGACGATCGCCCCGGTCAACGGCGGCGTGCCCTACCTGGACGCGCCCCTGGGCGTCCGCGAGGAATACGGGATCCGCTGCGGCATCCACGTGGACACCCGGCAGACGGACGCGGAGACGCTCAAGGCACAGATGGCGCGCATCCTCGCGGCCGGGCAGAAGCCGCGGATCTCCTACGACGCCACCGCGGTCGACCTCTTCCGGGAGACGGGGGAGGAAGAGGACCGCGTGAGCGTCGGCGCGATGGTCCGCGTGATCGACGAGACCTTCCCGGAGAACGTCTCCTGCCGCGTCACCCAGGTCGAAAAGGAGGACGCGGACGGGGATCCCGGCGGGCTCAAGATCGTGCTCGACACCGGCGGGCGGGACACCGCGGAGCAGCTGAACGAGGTGCTCGAGAAAATCGGCGTGCACGAACTGTACTCGCAGGGCGCGACGAGCATGTACTCGGTCCGCGGCGCGGAGAACGCCGACTCGACGCACCCGATGGAGCTCGACTTCTATATTCCTAATAACGTCCTGCGCATCAACTCCTGCCTGCTCAAGTGGAAAAAGCAGCCCTACCGGGTGGACTTCAGGATGACAGCATCCGACGGGCAGACCGGCACCACATCCGCGGAGGGCGGCGGCGCGACGATCTTGACAAAGCAGGTCACGCTGTCCCCGACGGTCATCAGCACCTCGTTCGTGGATGAGGAAGGCCGGACGATGAACGCGCGGACAGGCCCGGGAACGAACCAAAACAACCATTACCATTACCTTCAGAGCCACTGGCATAACGTACAGGTCCCGATCGTTATCGAGCCGCAGGACCTTCAGGTCAGCCCGCACAGCCACAGCTTCACGATCCCCGCGCACAGCCACCAGCTGACTTACGGCATCACGAACGGCGGCGGGACGGCGAACAGCGTCTCGATCGAGGTGGACGGGACCTACGTCCCCGCGTCCGAGGGCGAGGTGGACATCGCGCCGTACCTCGAGACGGACGCGAACGGGAAGATCCGGCGCGGGACCTGGCACACGGTCAGCTTCCAGCCGGACGGCAACGCGCGCATCGTCGCGACGCTGTTCATCCAGCAGTTCCTTCAGTCGAGAGGCGGGGGAGACTATTAACGGCCGCCTATCCCACCGCCTGCGGGCAGCCTATCCCACCGCCTGCGGGCGGTCCCCCCTTCCCAGGGGACCTGGGAAGGGAAGGAGGAGATGAGAACATGTTTTTGATTAGACAGCGCGTGGAGCTCGCCGCCCCGATGAGCGTGCTCGCGCTCTCCGCGCCCCTGCAGTACGGCGACGCGCGGGCGCACGAATGGAGCGTCGAGGTCGTGCGCGACGGCGAGCCGTTCGACCTGACGGGGTACGCGATCAGCCTCTACGCGAGGCGCGCGGACAACAGCACCGCGGGCCCGGTCGCGGGATCCGCCGAGGACGGGACGGCCACGGTCGTCTTCCCGGCGCTCGTCTACAACGTCGTCGGGAACGTGACGCTGATCCTGCGCGCCGAGAAGGCGGCCTCCGGGAACGACCCGGCGGAGACGGTCACGCTCGCGGCGCTGCACGCGCGCGTCGCGCGGGACACCACGGACACCATCGTCTCCGAAGAGGTTATCGTCCCGAACATCAACGAGCTCCTGGCGCAGATCGACGCGATGCGCGAGGGGACGGATGCGGCGAACGACGCGGCCGACGCGGCGAACGACGCGGCCGACGCGGCGAACACGGCGGCGACTGCGGCGAACGCGGCGGCGACTGCGGCGAACGCGGCAGCCGGCTCGGCGAACACGGCGGCCGGTTCGGCGAACACGGCGGCCGGCGCGGCAAATGACGCCGCGGAGGCGGCCGGGGACATCACCCAGCAGGTCTTGGACCAGATCGTCCCGCAGTTTTCGATCGGGACGGTGCAGACGGTCGCCCCGAACGTGCCCGCCGAGGTCACGCAGGGCGGCACGACGCGCGCGCCCGTGCTGAACTTTAAAATCCCGCGCGGGGAGAGCGGCGACTCGAGCGTGAACAGCGTCGGCGGCGTCTACCCGGGCATCACCGGAGACATCCCGCTGACCGTCTGCGGCGTCGGCGCGGAAACCGATCCGACCGACCCGGACTACGGCGACATCCCGCTGACGCCGGCCGACCTCGGCGCGGTCCCGGTCACGCGCACCGTCAACGGCAAGGCGCTCTCGCAGAATATCGCGCTGGACGCGGAGGACGTGGGCGCGCTGCCGGACGACGAGCCGCACCTCAGGGAGATCGAACGCTGGCATCTTGCTACGGACATCGGTGGGACGTGGACGCAGGAGACCACTGGATACCGGCAGACGATCCCATGCCAGGGGCTGACCGCCGACGACCAGGCGACTGTCTACTTCGACTCGAGCGCCGTAAGCGGAACCAGCGTGTCCGACCGATTTTATTATTACGGGTTGATCTGGTGCGTGGAGTGCCAGGCGAACCAGGTGGTCGTTCATATGCTCTCCCGGTACACGACCTATTTCGTCCTGGAGGTGATCCGGTGAGCGACGCGCTGCTGCACGGCATGATCATGGCGCGCTTCTCCGGCGATTACACCAGCGGTAAATTCTGGAAGATCCGCCTCAATATCGACAGCGGGACCGTGCTGCCCGGCTATATGGACGGGAGCGGCACGGCCCGGTTTTACCTGCCGATTGGCGCATACGCGCGCCCAATCTCCATGATGGTCTGGGGCGGGCTTGAGGTGCATAACGGAGGCGACAAAAAGCTTTACTTCCGATGGAGCCCGCTGTCAGACAGCGCCGCGAGCGCAGAGGTTATCCTGCTTGGCACCAATGAACAGAGCCACAACCAGAGGCGGTATCTCAGGACCGTGACGGACGGCTTCGGCATGAATTACCTGGAGATTGCGGTTCCGTCGCCCGCTGGGACATCCGGCGGGGCGATCGGCACGCTCCAGTACGACAGGAGCACATACAAGATCGGGAAGACGGTGTACAGCGCGCACTGCAACATCTGGTTCATGCACGGATACCCGAACCGGCCGTGGATAACGCCGATCCTCATCACGAACCCGGCGAGGCTGGAAAACGTCGCGGGTGACTACGAGAGCCCACAATGGGACGTAGATCTCGAGACTCAGGAGCACTGGAGGCACCCGCGGCGGGTGATGACACAGACAACGCAGGAGAGCCGTGTCACCTATGATCTTTATCCTTACGTCGATGACGGCAGCTACGCCTGGCTGTTTGTGAACAACACCGCCGGGGCGGACCGGCTGATGCCCAGTGTGGAGCAGGATGAAGCGGTCACCGTTTATACCGCGACCGGATCGCAGACCTTCACGACCGCGAGCCGGACCCGCTCCGATGAATCCGGCTTCTATGGCCGCTCGATCCGGCTGAAAAAGGGGAGCTCGCGCTGCATGGGATTCGCCCGAGCGCCGGTGCGGGTCTACGGAGGGTATCTGGACGCACATCCGCCTTTTTCCGACACCATGGCGGAGACGGGGAACCTGCCGGAGGATAACACCAGGCCGCTCTACCTGCCGGCCTATATCACGGTCGAGGACAACGTCGCTTACGCGAATATACGGATCCGGTTTCAGAACGATCCGCACGTCATGGGATGGAAGACGGACGCCGACTGGAGCTTTGCGACGGCGCTGCACGAAGACGCAGATCCTGCGGAAAGACCATCGCTTTACCTCTGCGCGGATGGGAGCTCAACGAACATCCTCTCCGGCATCACTCTCGAAGGGACGGGCGGCAGTGCGTCCTACATCGCGCAGGACGCGGGCGGGATTACGCTCCGGGCGCGGCTGACCTCGGTGCCGGGAATCGGCGAGCACGCCTGCTTCGTCAAATGTCAGGGCGCGTACCTTAAGATCAACAGCCCGGCGGCGAACGGAAACGGGGAGTCTGCGCCGGTCGAAGAGAGCTTCAACCCGTACACGTGACGGCAACCCAAGCAGCTATAAAAAAAGGATCCCGAAACGGGAGAAAGGAAAAGACATGAGCAAAGTGATCCAGGGAGTGGGCCAGACTGCGACGACCGCGACCGTCATGATCAGCGCCGCGGAGGACTGCGAGAACCTGTCCGCTGATTTACCCGTCGGGAGCATGGCCATGACGGCCGACCTCTCGTTTGTCGCCCAGAAGGGCCTTGACGGGCAGTGGGTACCGATCATCGAGGAAGAGGAAGAGGTAGAGGGGGAGGGGGACTGATCCATGGATAAAGCGGAAATGCTCGCCCTTGTCGCGCTCAAGAAGAGCGGCACGGTCGACGTGAGCCAGGCCGTCGCGGCGAAGCAGGCCGCCCAGGCTGCGCAGGCCGCCGCCGAGGAAGCGCAGGAAGGCGCGGAAGCGGCGCAGGCTGCCGCGGAGGCCGCCGCTGCGGCGTTCGTCGTGGATGACGAGATGGACGACGAGTCCGAAAACCCCGTACAGAACAAGGTGATCGCGGGGGAACTTGGTGATTTAAAGAGCCGAATGAACGCCGCGCAGATCATCACGCAGGCTGGGCTATCCCCGATTGCGCATATCACCGACGGAAGCGCGAACAACGCGAAAAGCTATGATGCGCAAATCGTCCCGCAGCAGGCCGGGAGCGGCGATCCGTCCCCGACGAACGTGAGGGCGATCACCGGGTTCACAGGGGCGAACCTGATTGTGCGCGGGAAAAACATTTGGAGGATCAGCCACCTCAACAAAACATCGCACAACGGCTTGACATTTGCGATTGCGGAGGATGAATCGTCGATCGTCGTCAACGGCACGGCAACAGCGGATGCGAATGTTGGTGTCGCGCTAAAAAACCAGCGAATCATTCCTGACGGCGTTTACACATACTCATGTTCGTCAGGCGCGAAAATGATGATGACAAAATATGCCGGCGGTCAGTCAAGGTGGATTAACTCCGGCGCAAGTTTTACGAAAGCTGGCGTGGATTTCCCGGAATACGCCTATGTCACATTCACAAGCGGCAGTTCGTACAGCAACGAGCGGATCACGTTCCAGCTCGAAACCGGAACAACGGCGACGGCGTTTGAACCGTATCAGGGCGAAGACTATACCATCACGTTCCCATCCTCCGCAGGCACGGTCCACGGAGGCTCCCTGCACGTTAACGAGGACGGGAGCGGGACGCTGACGGTGGATAGGGCGTTTGAAACCATCACGAAAGATGGCGTGTGGTATGGATTTGCAACTGGAACCGGGAACACTTCTGCCGTTATACAGTTGGCAAATTATCAAAATGTATACTATGTCGAGGGCTCAAGTTCGCGGAATGGCTGTATTGCGTCAACAGGGAATGAGGATGCGAATTACTGGATCCATGCGCGGCAAAACGAGATTCCGCAAGCAGGCGATATGACATTCGCATATAGTTCAACAGGTCAATTCCGTGTGCATAGGACAGACGTATCAACAATTACTGATCTTGATACGTTTAAAGCAAATTTTCCAGACACCCAGATCGTATATAAGCTCGCCACTCCTCAGACCTACACCCTCACCGCCCCGCAGATTGCACTCCTGCACGGTGCGAACAACATCTGGGCAGATACCGGTGACATGGCCGTCGAGTACATCGCCGATACCAAGCTGTATATCCAGACGCTGACCGGACACCCCGATGAGGACATGACCGCAGATGCGAACATCGCAAGCGGGAGTTTCTTCATGGTCGGGAACAGGCTTTTCATCTCGACTTCCGCAATCGCTTCCGGTGAAACAATCGCCCCCGGAACGAACTGCACCGAAACGAATCTCGCCGCCGCCCTTAACACCATCAACGCCGACTAAGGCAGGAGGGAAAAACTATGTCTAATCCTATCTATTGCGCTATGGGAATCCACGTTGAGAATGGAACCGCGCAGACCCCCAGCACCCGGTATTTCACGGACAGGAATGAAGCAGAGCGGCAGTATTGCCTGTACCGCGCCGCCGCCGCTACCAGCGCGTATGAGCGCGACACGGCGATCCTCATGACCGTGGACGGATTTATGCTGGAGTCGAAAACGTATGAGCATGAACCCGCGCCTGTTGAGGAACCCGCTGGGGAGTAAGTTAAAGGAAACTTTAAATCAGAACCGGAGGGCGTTATGATCCTCTTTTTCAGCGGCCTGATGATCGGAGCGGCGGCGGGGATGATCCTCGCCGCCCTGCTTCGGGCGAACGACGGGAGGCCGGAATGACCAGGGCGGAGATCGCCCGGCAGGCCGCGATCGACCGCGTCGGCGACGGCTACGTCTACGGCGCCTGGGACCAGTACTGCACGGTGCAGGCGCGCAACAAATACGCGAAGCTGACCGACACCTACGCCGAGCAGATCAAAAAGCAATGCCAGCGCATGAACGGGAAGAAGAGCACCTGCGACGGCTGCCGCTATAACGGGCGCAGGATCCACGACTGCCGCGGGCTGACTTCCACCTGCGCGAAGCTTGCCGGGATCCCGGACATCACCGGCCAGACCGTCGCGAAGCAGTGGAAGCAGGACGTCTGGGAGCGCAAGGGAACCATCGAAACGCTGCCGAAGGAGCTGCCCTACGTCCAGCTCTTCCGCTACGACGGGACGCTCTGGAAGCACACCGGGATCTGGATCGGGGACGGCGAGACCGTGGACGCGCGCAGCCACGCGAAGGGCGTGGTCCGCGGGAAGCTCGCGGACTATCCATGGACGCACTGGGCGGTCCCGCGGGGGATGTACGATGCCTATCCCACCGCTGAGACCTATCCCACCGCTGCGGCGGTCCCCCCTTCCCAGGCAAGCTGGGAAGGGAAGGAGGAGGACGAAAGGAGCGATGCTGTGATCTGGACTGGCGTGGTCAATACCGCGTCCGGGCGGCTGAACGTGCGCACCGGGCCGGGCGAGGAATACGGCATCATCGGCAGGCTGCCGAAGGGCGAGACGGTCGACGTCTTCGCTGAGCGCGACGGCTGGGCCTACATCGCCGGCGACGGCCTGCAGGGCTATGTGAGCCTCGCGTTTATTAAACGCACAGAGGCCCCTGAGAGCGCGCAGGACGCGCCCGAGGGGCCGGGTGATGAAAGTGTCGCGCCGCCCGCCGAACCGCCTGAGAACGCGGTCCTGGTGGGCGTCTGGATCCCGTGCTACTCGGAGGCCGAGGCGCAGCGGTACGCGGGGAACATCAAGGGCGCGGTGATCCTCAGGGCGGACAGGCCGCCCGAGTGACAAGGCAAAGAGGGGGAATGGCTTATGCTGGAGTTTATGCGGCTCAACTGGCCGTGGATGCTGAGTTTCGGCGGGTTCATGGCGGCCGTGCTCGGGTATGTGATCGTCCGGGTCCGGGCGCTGTCGCTCGGCGTGCAGGCGCTCCTGCGCGCGCAGATGGTCAATGACTACAATCACTACACGAAAAAGGGCTGGGCGCCGATCTACGCGCGCGAGAACTTCGAGAACTGCTGGGTGCAGTACGAACGCCTCGGGAAAAACGGCGTGATGAAGGATATGCGGGAGCGCTTCCTCGCGCTGCCGACGGATCCGCCGAATCCGCCTGCGGCCGTGCCGATCGAGGACGCCAGATGCTCCGCCTGATCCTCGCGGGGATCGCCGGCTTCCTCGCGGTCATGAACCGCGGGAACGAGCCGATCACGCTTTACTGGACGCTCGTGTGCATCTACTGGGTGACCAACTACCTGAACGGGAGGAAATAAGATGAGCGAGTTTATCAAAGCCGCACTGGTCCGGGCCCTGCGCACCGTCGCGCAGACCGCCGTCGCCACGATCGGGACGAGCGCCGTCCTCTCCGCCGTGGACTGGAAGATGGTCGCGAGCGCGTCCGTCCTCGCCGGGATCCTCTCGATCCTGACGAGCATCGCGACCGGCCTGCCGGAAGTCACGCCCGGGCCGGAGATCGACGACGGCCATCCGCCTGCATGAGGCCCCCGGAAGGGGGCTTCTTTTTTTATGCCGAAAATAAATTTAAATAAATTCGTTTTTAGTATTGACTTTATTTAAACTCTTTTATATAATGAATACAGTTAAAGGCTAACCGACATCGAAAGGAGAATACCATGAAGAAGATCATCGGCGGCAAGCTCTACAACACGGACACAGCGCGGGAAGTCGGCTGGCGGCAGTACAGCGAACCCGGCAACTTCCACTATATCTGCGAGACGCTGTACTGCAAGAGGACCGGAGAGTATTTCCTGCACGGCGAAGGCGGGGCGCTTACGCAGTACGCGGAGACCATTGGCCAGAACCAGTGGCGCGGGGGGCAGCACATCGAGCCGATGGACCTCAAGGCCGCCAAAGATTGGGCGGAGCAGTACCTGACCGCCGAGGCCTACGAGGCGGAGTTCGGAGAAGTTGAAGAGGATGACAGCCGGGTGACGATCACGCTCAGCGTCGCTGCATCTACAGCAGAAAAAATCAGACGCGCAGCGCAGGAAAAGGGGATCACGATGTCGGCTCTGATTGACAGTATGTTTCAGTGACAAAAATAATGGGCGCGTGTCTCCGGCAAGAGTATCCACGCGCCCTGTCCAACTGAGGACGGGAGAAGTATAGCACGACCCGTCCTTGAAAGCAACGAAAGGACGGGATATTTATGTCTATCGCCACAAAAACCGTACTCATGCGCGACCTCGAGGCGCAGCTGGGCAGGATCCTGACCGCGGAGATCCTCGGGAAGGCCATGCCGGTGATCGGGGACTGTCTCGCGGCCTACGAGATCGAGCAGGTCGCGGATCCGGACCGGAACGAGGATCTGCTGGATGCGTTCATGGCCGCGAAGGAAGTCGAGGGCCGGTCCGCGAAAACCATGGAGCGCTACCGCTACATCATCCGCCGCTTCCTCGAAGAGGCGAACGCGGACACCCGGCACGTGACCGTCTACCACATCCGCGCCTACCTCATGAACGAGAAGAAGCGCGGGATCTCCGACAGCACGCTCGAGGGGATCCGCTGCGTGTTCTCCAGCTACTTCGGCTGGCTGCAGAAGGAGGGGCTCATCCAGGCGAACCCGTGCGGCAATCTCGGCGCGATCAAATGCCAGAAGGTCGTGCGGCAGCCGTTCGGCGCGGAGGACCTGGAGCGCCTGCGCGAAGCCTGCGGGACGCAGAGGGACCGCACGCTGCTGGAGTTCCTGCTGTCGACCGGGTGCCGGATCTCAGAGGTCTGCGCGCTGAACCGCGGGGACATCGACTTCCAGGCGCTCGAGTGCAAGGTGCTCGGCAAGGGGAACAAGGAGCGCGTGGTCTACCTCGACGCGGTCGCCGCCATGCTCCTCAGGCGTTACCTCGCCGGGCGGAAGGACGCGAACCCCGCGCTGTTCCTCGGCAGGCGCGCGGAGCGGCTGCTGCCCGGCGGTGTCCGCGCGATGCTCAAGCGGCTGGAGCAGGTGACGGGCGTCTGGAACGTGCACCCGCACCGGTTCCGGCGGACGCTGGCCACCAACCTGATCGCGCGCGGCATGGCGCTGCAGGAGGTCGCGGCGATCCTCGGCCACGACAAGCTGGACACGACGATGGAGTACGTCCGCCTCGACAAGCAGACGATCCGGAACAACTACAGAAGATTCGTTTCATGAGAAAAGGCCGCCCGGGCGGGCGGCCTTCTTCTTTGCGCAAAAGCGCCGCCGGGCTGTGCGAAGGCCGCGGCGGCATGGACGCGGGGTAATGCGCGGGATGAGTATAAGCGAAGGACGCGGGGGATGTCAACCGG